TTTCCTCATTATTAACTTGCTATATATCTCGTTTAGAGTGATATATGTACATGACCAAAGAAACACACCTAAATGAGAAAGGGGAAAATACCATGGCAAACAAGGATTTTTTAAAGAGCAACTTCGGTATCGAGATTGAATTTACAGGAATCACAAGAAGAAAAGCAGCAAAGATTGTGGCAGAACATTTAGGCGGTAGTCTCGAGGAGCTTCACGATTACTACGGAACCTTTAGAATCACAGCCCCTGATGGACGAAAGTGGAAAGTGATGTATGACGGAAGCATAACAACTCAAAAGAAAGTAGGCGGCCAGAAAGTTTCAGCTTCAAAAGAATACAGCGTGGAGCTGGTTAGCCCAATCCTAACCTACGAAAAGGACATGGCAGACCTTCAGGAGATGGTAAGAAAACTCAGGAAAGGCGGAGCTTTTTCAGAACAGCAAAACTGCACCGGGATTCATTATCTAAAGTAAAATATTATGCAAATTTAAGACATAAAAGCTATAGAAATAAACAAATATTTCTTCCATTGCTTTTGATAATATCCGACAATATTAATTAAGGCAGTAGCCTTAAAAATAATATTGGAGGAATCATTATGAAGAAGACAATTGAAGAACTTCCCCTAAAAGATCTTATTGATCAAACTAGGGAGCATTTGAAATCATTAAATTATGCAAAAGATACCATGCGTCATTATGAAAATGCATGGACAGCTCTAAAAAACTATGCCCAAAAGGAAGGTATAGGATACTTTACAACTGAATTTGGCATTAGTTTTTTAAAAGAAAAATATAATATTAACCCTTTTGATATTGGATTAAAAAGCTATCCTAGTGCAGTTAGACGTTCAGTAACAGTTCTTAGTGATTTTCCCTATGTGTTAGGATAGTTGTACCAGCCGCTTGAATAAAGTAAAGTGGTAATAACCCAGATCCCCTGAGGAGGAAATTCAATGGCTAGGTATGACAAAGAGTTCAAATACAAGGTTAAGAAAATGATGATGCCCCCGTCCAACAAGAGCGTCGCCAGTATATCGAAAGAAACTGGAATCTCCGAGAACACCCTCTACAAATGGAAGCGAGAAGCCAAGAAGGAAGGTTTCGTTGTAACCGATGGAGAAAACAACAGTGAAAAATGGAGTTCGGAGGACAAGTTTCAGATCGTCCTTGAGACCGCGTCGTTAAACGAGTCTGAGCTCAGCACCTACTGCCGAGAGAAAGGGCTCTATGTTGAACAGATAGAGGCCTGGAAGAACGCCTGCATGACGGCTAACGGCGGTCTAGCGGACGAGGCAGCGCGCCTGAGCAAGGAACTCAGAGACAGGGATAAGGAAAACAAGCAGGTGAAAAAGGAACTGGCTAGAAAGGAGTCTGCGCTAGCGGAAACCGCTGCTTTACTGGTGCTCAGAAAAAAGATGCATGCGATCTGGGGGGAAAACGAGGAAGAATGATCAGTACCCCTGATCGCAAAAGAGCAATCTCGCTGATTGATGAAGCAGTCGAAGCAGGGGCACGTTTGAAGATGGCCTGTCGAACAATGGGGATTACGAAGAAAACCTATAAGCGGTGGACTGACCAGAGAACACCGCTCGATGACCGAAGACCAGAAGCGGATCGCCCCTCTCCCGCCAATAAGCTGACGGAAGAGGAAGAGCAAAAGATCATTGCAACCATGAACAGTGATGAGTTCAAGAGTTCTTCCCCTCACTACGTCATCCCAACTTTATTAGACCGCGGTATTTACATCGCTTCGGAGTCTACTTACTACAGAGTTCTCAAAAAGCACAAGCAACAGAATCATCGAGGCAGATCCAAGAAGCCTGAGAACAAGCCACTGGCAACGCATTCGGCCGATGGGCCCAATCAGGTATGGATGTGGGATATCAGCTGGCTTCCCGGACCAGTGAAAGGATTGTTCTTCTACCTTTATCTGGTCACCGATTTATTCAGTCGAAAGATAGTCGCATGGGAAGTTCACTTAGAAGAGTCCTCCGAGCATGCAGCCCGTATGATTCGTCGCGCATCGCTAAAGGAGAATCTTGCGCTGAATCGAAAGCCCCTGGTTCTGCACTCAGATAACGGTAGTCCGATGAAAGGTGCTGCTTTGCTAGATACGCTGCAGCGACTTGGAATCGTTCCTTCACGTAGCCGCCCTAGAGTCAGTAATGACAATGCCTATGCAGAAGCGATTTTCAGAACGATCAAGTATCGGCCGAACTATCCATTCAAAGGATTTGCAACACTCAGCGACGCACGCACATGGTGTCAAGATTTAGTGACCTGGTACAACCACACACATAAGCATAGTGGCATCAAATACCTGACACCACACCAGCGTCATGAAGGCCTAGGAAAAGAGATCTTGGCAAAACGAGACGCCATTTACATAGCCGCTAAAGCTGCTCATCCCGAAAGATGGTCAGGCGGTACGAGGGACTGGTCTATTGAAGAGACGGTTTATCTGAATCCAGTCAATCAGACTGAAATTGATGATAGCACTGAGAATTCGAGCGCTGGATAGCATCCTTTAACCAGATGTAAATATATTGCTAAGATGTAAGTACGCTCTCAGCCTACTTGTAGTGTCGCGATCGATAATCCGGACAACTATCTTGACATCTACCGTTTTCAACAACATGGTATTATATTTAAAAGACAACCTACAAAATTACATAGATGGTCAGATAATTATAGGGAGGTTTGTGAAACATTTCTAGATAACTATGTTAATAATAGGCTATCATCTAAAACAGCACGACAGTTCAGGATGCAATTAGAGAAACTAACTGCATATTTAGAGAAAAATAATATTAATTCTATTGCAGATGTGTCCCCTAGTATTATCGAAGGATATATTTCTACTTATACTGGCTATGCCAAACCAACAATCGCATATGCTTTGTATATTCTTAGATGTTTTTTTAGTTTTGCGTATGAGGCAAATTATACAATAATAGATTTCTCAGTATGCATACCATCAATAAAATTTAATTCCAAATCAACAATTCCATCAGTATTTACTGTAGATGAAATTGAAAGGCTTTTAAAAGCAGTAGATAGAGGCAGTCCATTAGGCAAAAGGGATTATGCAATTCTACTCTTGGCTGTAAGATATGGAATGCGTGTAAGTGAAATTACAAGTCTACAACTAAATAATTTAGACTTTGAATCGCAAAAAATAAGGTATATCCAAAACAAAACAGGTAATCCAATAATTTTAGATATGTTTGAATCTTTAGGCTGGGCACTTATTGATTATCTTAAAAATGCAAGGCCTAAAACAAATAGTACTCATGTTTTTGTGAGACATAATTCTCCATTTGATGCTTTTGGTGAAAATAATAATCTTTCTAGCATTATGAGTAAATATATTTCCTTAGCAAATATCCATGTGCCAAAAGGGAAAAAACAAGGTATCCATACATTAAGACATAGCTTAGCAAGTCATCTTTTAGAGCAAGGTACTCCATTGCATGTTATTTCTGAAGCACTAGGTCATTCAGAAATTAATAGCACTACTATATATACAAAAATAGACTTGCCTCAACTATCACTTTGTGCATTGGAGGTACCTCATGAAGCAAAGTAATTATGATCCTAAATTTAACAGTATTCTTTCAAATAACCTATATGATTTTTTAAGATTAAAGCGTTCCCTTGGCTACAAGTATCAAAGTGAAGCTCGTATGCTGCAGCATATAGATAAGTTTTTGGTTTCAGAGCAACTTGATAAATCTGGGTTATCCGAAGACATTGTATTAAAATGGTCATTAAAACGTGAAACTGAAAGTCAAAAAACACATTTTACAAGGGTAAGTGTTATGAGACAGTTTGCAGTTTATTTAAATAAAAATGGTATTTCAGCTTCACTTCCTCAACAAATTTCAAGGAGTGCATTTTCTAAAACTTTTACTCCGTATATATTTACTAATGAGCAAATAGCTACTCTAATTTATAACGCTGATAATATGCCTGAAGCTAGTGGACAATCAAAAATAAACGTAATATTTCCAGCTATTTTGAGATTGTTATACGGTTGTGGTCTTAGGATTTCAGAGGCAACTGCTTTACGTATTTTTGACCTTGATTTAAATCGTGGAACCATAACCATTCGAGATAGCAAGAATGATAACAATAGAATAGTTCCCATATCTGACAGTTTGAAAGTATATATGATTGATTACTTTAATAAAATTCACCTTATATATGCAGATGATGATTTTTTATTCCCTACCAATTTTAAAGAACAATATAGCCCTAGATGTATTTATGGCTATTTTAGAAAAATACTATGGCAATCAGGTATCTCACATGGTGGACGTGGAAGCGGCCCCAGATTACATGATTTAAGACATACATTTGCTGTTCATTCCCTTCAAAATTGGATAATTCAAGGGAGAGATACCTATATTTTGTTGCCAATTCTTTCTGCATATTTAGGTCATAAAAACATTTATGCCACTGAAAAATATTTGCGTTTAACCTCTGAAATGTATCCAAATATACTTGAAAAAGTAAAAGATACTTGTGGAGAAATCATTCCGGAGGTAATAAACTATGAGACCAACTGATTTTGCATATCATTTATCAAAATATTTCAGCACTTATATGCCTGGAGTTTTAGGCCTTAGCTCTAAAACAATAAGTTCATATCAAGATGCATTTTATATATTTTTACGATATTGTAAAACAGAAAAAAATATTGTCCCAGAGAAACTAACTCTTGATATGCTAAGCCTAAATTTATTAACTGATTTTTTACGATATCTAGAAGATGAAGGTAATAGCATCTCTACAAGAAACCATAGGCTTACTGCTTTACGTTCTTTTTTTAGATATTTACAGTTAATAGAGCCAAAATATATCTATTTAATGCAACAATTACTGTCCATTAAACATAAAAAATCCAAGAAACCAACTGTAAGCTATCTTACGATTGATGGAATAAAATTGTTATTGAAACAACCTGAATCAAATACTAAAGCTGGCTATAGGGATCTACTACTTTTGTCAGTTCTATATGAAACTGGTTCTAGAGTAGATGAATTAATCAATATTAAAGTTGGTGATATTAGATTAGAGAACCCTGCTACCATCCTGTTGCATGGCAAAGGAAATAAATCACGCATTGTACCTATATCACAGGAGATGGCATCTTTAATTAGCAATTATTTAAAAAAGGAGAAGCTTAATTCATTCAATGCTAATTCTAGACTACTTTTTGTTAATCGGTCACAAAATCAACTAACTGGTGCAGGAGTTACATATATATTAAAAAAACATGCTGAAACTGCAAGAACAATCAATCCTGCATTGATACCTAATACTTTATCTCCACACTGTTTTAGACATTCAAAAGCAATGCATTTGTTGCAATCCGGCATAGATTTAATTTATATTCGTGATTTCTTAGGGCATGAAAGCCTTAAAACTACAGAAATTTATGCAAAAGTTGATGGCTCTGTAAAAAGGAAAGCTCTTGAAAGTGCTTATAGCAGTATCTCATCAACCATAGATGACACTAGTTTCCAAGGTAACTGGAACGATGATACAAGTTTAATGTCTTGGCTAAGAAACACCTGTAAGTAAATATCAAAATATTATGCAAAGTTATTTTCTATAATTTTCCGTATAATATAGGGGGGTTATGTCTTAACTTTGCATAATATTTTACTTTAGATAATGTATTTTATCAAAAGCTTTCGATAAAATACACATTCACCTGGATGGCAAAGACCATACACCAAGGTCCATTAGAAACTTCATGAACATCATTTACTCAAGAAACGACCTTTTATACGATGCCCTTCAGATAGAGCGACGAAGAATGCACTACTGCAAAAAGATGGACCAAAGCCTTGTTGAGAGGATGAACAAGAAAAAGCCAACCACCCTAAAGCAGATTGAAGACATCTGGTACCAAGGCTACAGCGACAGAAGAGAAAGACACTACCATGAAAGCAGATACCATTTTCTAAACCTCCACAGCCTTTTTAACGGATGCGGAACGGTTGAACTTAGGGGATTTAACAACCCGAATCTTCATGCAGGTAAGATCAGGAGCTACGTGGTTTTGGCACTAGCCATGAACCATCAGGCATTGACCCAAAAGAGTGCCAGCAGCAAGAAGCCTCAAATTGAGAATCCAAAGTTTTCAATGAGAACCTGGCTTAATCGAATTGGCTTTATTGGAGATGACTTCAAGAACTGCAGAGAGCACCTTTGCAAGCACCTGGATGGCAGTGCAGCCTGGAGATTTCGTACAGCCGCATAGATAAAAAGGCGGCGCCTTCAAACCCACCGAGCGGGAAACCGCTCTTAAGGTGGTAGAAGGGTTCCCCTCGTCAAACATAAGCCCACACAGGCAAAGCTGAAGGGGATAAACCGCTCTTTAAGAAAGGATGGAGTGATGATGAAAGTGGAAAAAAGACTTAACGTTGCCTATGGGTCCAATCTCAATCTCGGTCAAATGGCCATGAGATGCCCAACAGCTAAGGTCTATGGCAAAGGATTGTTAAAAGGATACCGTCTGCTATTTAAAGGTCAGATGGAAAACGCCTACTGTACCATTGAGAAAAAACGTGGTGGAAAAGTACCAGTGGTTGTTTGGGAACTTGAGCCAGAAGATGAAAAGGCACTGGATTTCTACGAAGGCTACCCGAGGTTTTATGAAAAAGAAGATGTGAAGGTCACCCTGGAGGAAGGAACATCTATCACAGCCATGGTGTACATCATGACCGATAAGATTCTGGATAGGATCCATCTCAACCTTCCAAGCAGAAGTTATCTAGAGACTGTGAAAGAAGGTTATAGGGCTGCAGGTTTTGACGAAGCATTTATTGAAGATGCACTGGCCATCAGTGAGAAAGCCATTAAGAAGTACCCGCCGAGTTTTCTGTAAGCCTTAGAAAATATACATCATTTCTCAATATAAGACTTGCATTTATGTAGCTTTAGAGTGATATATGGTAGTACCAAAAGCAAACTAAAAGCAAGGAGGTAATAGGAATGATGATTCAGAAGAAAGACAGGTTGGAAAACAGAAGCGGTAAGGTATACGAAATCGCTGGGAAATGGGGTCGGGATTTCATACTGGCGCCTACTGAAGCAGCTGATGATGAATGCCTGATCTACACACCTGGTGAGATGGAGGAATTTCTGGAAGAAGGATATTTCAAAAGAGTGGGAGGGAAAAAGTCATGAAAGCATTATTCGGTAGAAAAGTATGCGACCTAGTAGAACTTAAAGAACTCACCCACCAAGCCATCAAAGGGGGAAAGAAAGGTCAGCCATATACCATCACGAGAGAAGTTATTCTTAAGGATGAAGAGTTCAGAGATTTTGCCCAGGACTTCTTCAAAGATCAGCCTTGGATTTCACATGAAGATGGTGGGATGGACCAAGACGGTAAGATCAGATGCATCAGAGTCGTGAACATCGACACGGGAGAGAGGGTTCTGGTAAATACGGAAGGGTATGATTACCCACGATATACCGGCCTTGAACTTTAAAAAAATGAAGAAGGGCACCTAGCCCTTTTTTAGATAGTGCACTTAATTATCCGCATTCGATATAGCAGTGCGGGTTATTAAGTGCATTTATGTTTTAGTAAACCGAAGAAATACCTTGCTATATCTTGTGTTTAGAGTGATATATGTAAGTACCAAAACGCAAGGAGGTATGAAAATGGACCGAAAAAAAATGATCAAACAACTGGGCGAGCACTTTGGCATCAAACCTAAATACCTAAGTGTTCCAAGCTTTGCCTATGAAATCAGAACAGAAAATGAAGTATACACCATTGACAGGCATGGAGATATTACTAGAGGAGATGGAGAGTCCATCACTATGGAAGAAATCCTGAATCCAGAAGTACAGCAAGAGCCAATGGTTGATCAAGAACACAATGATGAAGTGCAGATGAATGAAGTTGAAATTCATGAGGTAGCTCAAAATGCTGAAACAACTAATCCGTTAGAAGAACTTGGTGGAGTTGAAGTTAAACTAAACTTTGAAGAGCACACAGCTGATAGCCTGAAGAATATCATCAACATGCTTTACAGTAAGCAGCGACTTATTATGATGGCTTTTGAAACAGAGGAAGCCTTCATGGATGATGGGTTTGCTGAAGACCTGAACAAGCCAGAGATTAAGGATTTAGAGGGACTTAAAGAAGCACTTGAAGAACCGGGTGTAAATAGGTGCCCAGGATTTCAGATTGATTTTGACGAGAAGACATTCACCTTCAAACTTTACAGCTCAAATTTAAATCCAGAAAGAATCAAGGCATTTCAGGATTTATGTGTTCTTATTGCTAGATACGGAAGAACCTTAAACCGCGCATCCTTCAAACAGGCCCAGGATGATAATCCGAAGTACGCACTTAGAACCTGGCTGATCCGCATCGGAATGAATGGTCCCGAGTACAAGGAAACCAGAAAGACACTCTTAAAGCACTTAGAAGGAAGTGGCGCTTTCAGAAAGGTGGATGAAAATGATGAAGCCTAGATGCAGACTCATTGGAGAGAACGGGAATATTTTCAATCTCATGGGGATTGTGTCAAAGACACTAAAGGAAGCTGGCGAATCTGAAAAGGCAGAAGAAATGATTCAGCGAATAACTACTGAAGCCAAGAGCTATGATGAAGCTCTGGCCATGCTGATGGAATATGTGGATGTGGAGTAGGAGGTGCGAGGGATGGATCGATTTTTTAGCCAGAAACATTGTGACCGCTGCGGTGGGAGCTTAGAAGGTGGGCGAATCATGTCCATGTTCAATGAGCAGTGTATCTGCATGAGCTGCAAGGATAAAGAAACCAAAGACTCTGAATACAAAAGAGCAGAAGAAGCAGATCATGAAGAGATTCGAAAAGGGAACTTTAACTATAAAGGGATCCGTGGGAAGTAATCCTTGACTAATCCTTCCTTCAGAGTGATATATGTATATACCAAAACGAAGGAGGCGATAAGAAATGGAGATTTTCTACACGGTTACAATGAAGACTGAGAAGGGTAAGAAGCTATACCTCAGCATGTGGGACGGCCACCCAAAATGGACCTTTGATTTTGATAAGGCCTGCTACTGGGACACCGAAGAGATGGCAGAGAAGTTTTCAAAGGAATGGTTCAAAAGCTTTACAGATTGGCGAGTTGAAGAGATTAAAGTCGACATAAACAAAGTGAATTAATAACATTTGGAGCCTGAAAATGGCTCTTTTTCTTTGCGGTAAATGAAGGAGGTGAAAGTTATGGCAGGTAGAGGAAGACCACCAAAACCTACAGCGGTCAAAGAGTTGGAAGGCAATCCAGGAAAAAGACCACTTAATAAGAACGAACCAAAACCAAAACAGATAGCACCCAAGTGCCCGTCATGGCTGGAGCCGGATGCCAAGAAAGAATGGAGAAGGCTATCAAAAGAGTTGGAAGCCATGGGGCTACTGACTCAAGTAGATATGGCAGCCTTTGCTGGGTACTGTCAGGCCTATGCGAGATGGAAGGAAGCAGAGGAATTCATCTCAAAGCATGGATCCATTCTAAAGACTGCTTCAGGATATATTCAGCAGATCCCTCAGGTCTCCATTGCCCAACAGAACCTTAAGCAGATGAGAAACTTCTGCTCAGAGCTTGGGCTAAGCCCATCGGCTAGAAGTAGACTCAACATCAATAACAGCGGTAACACCATTGAGGGCGATGCCATGGAAGAGCTGCTTTCCAATGTACCAAAGGCGGAGGACATTCTAAAGAAGAGTAAGGACGACTAATTTGAAAGGAGGAGCGCCTATGCCATTTAGTGAAGCTCATGCGAATCACGCCATAAACTTTATCGAACAACTGAAGCTGACCAAAGGCAGATGGGCCGGTCAGCCTTTTAAGTTACTCCCTTGGGAGAAGGATCTGGTGAAGCGTCTCTTTGGAACATTAAGAGAAGATGGTACAAGACAATATAGAACAGCCTATGTGGAGATTGGAAAGAAAAATGGCAAGTCGGAGTTGGGCGCAGCCATTGCATTATATATGCTTCTTGCTGATGGGGAACCTAATGCAGAAGTGTATGTAGCCGCTTGTGACAGGCAACAGGCCAGCATCATTTTTAACACCAGTATGAACTTCGTGGAAGGAAATCCTACTCTTTCAAAAGTGACGAATCTGGTAAGGTCTACCAAGCGAATCGTCTATCCAAAGACAGGAAGCTTCTATCAGGTACTTAGTTCCGATGTTAAATCAAAGTCCGGTATCAATGCTTCTTGCGTTATCCTCGATGAGATTTGGACCTACCCGAATCCCGATCT